GGATGGGGATCCGGAACCGGACCTCCTGTGGTTGGCCGACCAGCTCGAGTCGGCGGTCGCCGCTGCGGCGAAGGTGCAGGGCCAGGTCGATGAGCGTGGCCGGCGCCTCGGAGCCGAGTTGCCGTCACTGGTGGCCCGGTTGCGGGAGTGTCGTTCGGCGTTGGCTGTGGTGGTGAAGCCGGAGGGGGTCGACCCTGTCGATGAACTCCAGCGGCGCCGTGCTGATCGGCAGTCAGGAACCGACGCTGCTGGTGCAGCCGCCAAGCGCTCGAACGGCGGGCGGCGAGGCGGCCGAGCTCGCTGATGCCGCCGGCCTCGTGTTGGATCCGTGGCAACGGACCGCGGTCGACATGATCTTGGCGGAGCGCGATGACGGGATGTGGGCGTCGCGGTCCTCGGGCGTGATCGTGCCTCGTCAGAACGGCAAGGGCGACATCCTGATCGCCGTCGAGCTGTACCTGCTGTTCGTCGTCGGGTTGCCGCTGATCTTGCACACGGCGCACGAGGTGAAGACGGCGCTCGAGGGTTGGTTGCGACTGCGGGCGAAGGTGCAGAACACGCCATCGTTGCATCGTCGGGTGAAGCGGTACGTGAACGTGAACGGCCAGGAGGGGTTGGAGCTCCACACTGGGCAGCGGTTGAAGTTCATCGCCCGGTCGAAGTCCTCGGGTCGTGGCTTCTCGGCGCCGTGCGTGATCTTCGACGAGTGCCAGGATCTCCCCGCCGCGGTGACGTCCGCGTCGGTGCCGGCGTTGTCGGCGATGCCGAACCCGAAGCTGATCTACTCAGGCTCCGCGCCGCCGGCGGCGGATGAAGCATCGGCGCAGGTGCGCCGGTTGCGGCGTCGTGCGAGGTCGGAGACGCCGGGCCGGTTGTCGTGGTTGGAGTTCGCGTCGGAACCAGACGTTGACCCAGCTGACCATGAAGCCATTGCCCGGGTGAACCCGGCCTACGGGGTGCGGATCCAGTCCGAGACGGTCCAGGAAGAACTGGACGGCGACCTGACCCCGGAGGGGTACCTGTGCGAGCGCATGGGTGTGTGGCCGTTGGAGGCCGACGAGCTCGGCGTCTTCGACGAAGGCGCGTGGGAGCAGGCAGCCGATCCGGGGTCACAGGCCACCGATCCGGTCGAGTGGGCGATCGACACGTCACCGGATCGGAAGTGGACGTCGGTCGCTGTAGCCGGCACTCGCGTCGACGGGTTCCTGCACGGCGAGGTCGTGTACCACGAGGCAGGCACGGCGGGTGTCGTGGACTGGGTGTCGGAGCGGACGAACCGTGTGGTCATCGATCCGGCGTCGCCGGCCGGGTCGCTGATCGATGAGTTCGTCGCCCGAGGTGTTGAGGTGGTGTCGACGACGCCGCGTGACATGGCGCAGGCGTGTGGGGCGATTGCCGATGCCGTGTCGGAGGGTCTGTTCCGACATCGGGACCAGCCGGTGCTGAACGCTGCGGTCGCGATCGCAGCGATCCGCCCGTTGTCGGATTCGTGGGCGTGGTCGCGGAAGTCGCCGGGCGACATCTCGCCGCTGGTGGCGTTGACGTTGGCGGTCTCGGCGGCGCGAAAGCCGGTCGAGGCGCCTGAGCAAGTGGCCTCCTGGGCGTACTGATCGGAGGGGCCGTGTTGTCGACGATCTGGCAGGTCGTCGGCCTGCTTCTCCTGGTAGCCGCAGCGTTCACGCTCGGCGTGACATGCGGTCTGGCTGTCGGTGGTGCTGCCGCGCTGACCGTCGGCGTGCTACTCGAGCGGAAGGGGAGCTGATGGGTCTCTTCCTCCGCGATGCCGAACCGCAGACGCAGGAGCGGGACATCTCGTTGTCGCAGTACGCGGCGATGTGGTCGGCGACTCTGCCGTACTCGCCGACGGCGGTGTCGGTGGCGACGGCGTTGACGAACGCTGCGTCTGCGGCGTGTGTGGATGTGCTGGCGGGGTCGATCTCGGCCCTGCCGCTGGACGGTGTCCGCAAGTCGGGCGACCGTCGGGTGCCGTTGGAGCCGGCTCCGTCGCTGATCGCTCAGCCGTCGGGTCTGGTCGAACAGGACGTGTGGCTGTACCAGATCTCTGACTCGTTGGAGACCGACGGGAACGCCTTCGGGGAGATCACCACGTACGGGGTCGGCGGGTTGCCGACGTCGATCGAGCCGATCGACGCTGGCATCGTCACGAACCGGCGTGTGGAGCGTGGTGTTCCGACGGTTGCGGTGCTCGGTGAGGACCGGCAGCTGTGGCCGTACGGCGACCTCTGGCACCTGCCCGGACGTCTGGTGCGGGCAGGCTCGCCGTTCGCCGAGTCGCCGGTCAAGCGGGCGCAGGCGACGATCGGGACGGCGGTCGCTGCCCGGGAGTTCGGCGGCCGGTTCTTCGGCGACAACGCAGCGCCGTCGGCGATCCTCAGCAACCCGGACCCGACCCTCACGAAGGAACAGGTCGAAGGCGCCAAGCGGTCGTTCATGAACGCCCTGCGCGGCAACCGGGAGCCGGCGGCGATGGGCTCCGGGTGGACCTACACGCCGATCACCGTCAACCCGGACGACTCGCAGTTCATCGAGCTGATGCGGTTCTGCATCGAGGAGGCGTGTCGCTTCTGGCGGGTGCCTCCGTCGATGGTGTACGCCGCGACGTCGGGCCAGAACGTCACCTACGCCAACGTGTCGCAGGCCGACCTTGCCTACCTCAAGCACTCGCTCGAGTCCCGCCTGGTCCGCATCGAGAAGGGCCTTACCCGTCTCCTGCCCCGCCCCCAGTTCGCCCGGTTCAACCGGAACGCCTTCCTGCGCGTCGACCCGATCACCCGATCGGAGATCCAAGACCGCAGGTTGCGGAACAGCACGTCCACGATCAACGAAGTGCGAGCCCAGGAGGACGAGGAGCCGTTCGACGGCGCCGAGTTCGACGAGCCCGGCATCCCGGGAAGTCCTGCCGCCGACATCCCCCCCACATCGGAGGCGACCCCCAATGCCTGACGCACCCAAGGCGCTGCTCACTCGCGCCGCATCCTTCACCGCCCGGGCGTCGAACGACGACGGGTTCACCCTCGAGGGCTACGCCGCGGTGTTCGGTTCGCCGACCCGCATCGACTCGTGGGAGGGCCGGTTCGACGAGATCATCCAGCGGGGAGCGTTCAAGCGCACCCTCGGCGAGCGGACGCCAGTCATGCAGTTCGACCACGGACACGACATCGCCACGGGCTCCGTGCCGATCGCAGCCATCGAGAAGCTGTCCGAGGACGATCACGGCCTGTTCGTCCGTGCCCGCATGTTCGACAACCCGAGGGTGGAGCCGATCCGTCAGGCGATCGCCGGCGGCGCAATCGACGGCATGTCGTTCCGGTTCCGGGTGACCCGTGAGGAGTGGGACGAGTCCGGCGACGACGACGTTCCCGTCCGGACGATCCGTGAGCTCGACCTGTTCGAGCTGGGGCCGGTCGTGTTCCCCGCCTACGAAGCGACCTCAGTCGGCGTGCGCTCCCTGCTCGCCGACCTCAACGACTCGCAGCGATCCCAGCTGCTCGCAGACCTCGGAGTTGACGCAGTCCGCACGGACACCTCAACCCCACCCCCCGACGCAGTCCGCTCGGACACCTCGGGGTCATCGAACGGCGCCGACCCGCGTGCCGTTCTCGCAGTGGCCGCCGCCAAGCGTGCGGCCCGACCCCCCAAGGAGGAGTCATGAAGGCTCTGGAACTGCTCCGACAGGAGCGCAGCAAGATCGAGGAGAAGCGGTCCGCCGCCCTCGAGGCCATGGAGGCCGTCGCCACAGCGGCGATCACCGAGGAGCGGTCCCTGACCGACTCCGACAGCGCCGAGGTCGAGGCCCGTCAGGCCGAGATCGCCGGCATCGACGAGCAGCTCGAAGCGCTCGACGAGCGTGGGGCTGAGCTGGTGAAGATCCAGGAGCGCACCGAGGCGCGAGCCAGCCGGCCGTCGCTGCAGGTGATCTCCACCCCGGACACCACCGACGTCCTCAACGACCGCTCGGCAACCCCGATGCAGCTCGCTGACGCCGTCACCCGCTCCCTCGAGGGCAAGGTCGACGACGCCGAGAACATGGACCATGTCCGCAAGCTCGTGAAGCGCCACAAGGGCGACCGCGAGTGGGCACGTGGCCTGCTGGCCCGCGCAACCGACGAGTACGAGTCGGGCTGGGCCAAGGTCGTCACCGGTCGCGCCTGGCAGCTCAACGAGGAAGAGCGGACCGCGATGTCCACCCTCACCGACGCCAACGGCAACTACCTCGTGCCGACGCACCTCGACCCCACGGTCATCATCACCAACTCGGGATCGAGCAACGCACTGCGTGCCATCTCCCGAGTCGTGACCCTCACCCGTCCCGGCGACACGTCCTGGCAGGGCATCACCTCGGCTGGCATCACCGCCAGCTTCGACGCCCAGCTCACCGAGGTGTCCGACGACACCCCGACGTTCGGGCAGCCGTCCGTGTCGGTCCACAAGGCGCAGGCGTTCGCGCAGGCGTCCATCGAGGCCGACGACGACATCTCCGGCCTGGCCGGCGAGCTGCTGATGATGTTCGCGGATGCTCGCGACCGTCTCGAGGGTGCCGCGCACTGCACCGGCTCCGGCACCAACGAGCCGTTCGGCATCTTCACGGCACTCGACGCGAACACCAACGTCGAGCTCGTGTCGAACACCGCTGCGGCCATCTTCAAGGCCGACCTCGACACCACGTACCGGTCGGTGCCGGTGCGCTGGCGTGGCCGGTCGTCCTGGCTGATGAACCCGCAGTGGGCTCTGGAGATCCAGAACCTGGGCTCCGCGCTCGGTGCGTCGTACTCGTCGGACCTGCCGCAGGGCACGACCGACACGCTGTACCGGCGTCCGGTCGTCGAGTCCGACGACGCCCCCAACACGGCGACGACCACCGTCCGGGACAACCGGCTCGTGTTCGGCGACTTCACCAACTACGTCATCGTCGACAAGCCCGGCTCGTTCGCCGTCGAGTACATCCCCGTGATGTTCAACACGGCCACGAACCTGCCCGACGGTCGGCGCGGCTGGTACTGCCACTGGCGGACCGGTGCGGACAGCGTCAACGACCTCGCCTTCCGTCTCCTCCAGGACAAGACGTCGGCCTGATCGTCGTCACTACACGTTGAGGCGGCCCGGCCCGGCAGGCACTGGGCCGCCTCAACGCCTGCCACTTCTGCCTGCCAACAGGAGCGTGTGCCATGCCAACCGTCCGAGCCAACGCATCTGCGGTGCTCACCGTGGAAGGGTCACCCGTCGCAGTGCAGGAAGGGCAGGCGTTCGACGCCAGCGACCCTGTGGTGTGTGAGTTCCCGTGGCTGTTCACCGACGGGATCGAGGAAGCGACCGCCCGCCCCGGCGAGCGTCGCAACGCCCGGCGCAAGCCGTGAACGATCTCGTCTCCATCGGGTTCATCCACCCGGGCGACTGGTCGGCAGTGTTCGGCAAGGCGCTGATGAACCTGTCCATGTACGACAACGCCAACTCGCAGCGCATCGTCGGCCACAACCGGGCCTACATCGACCAGGAGACCGGGGCCGGCCAACTGCACAACGGCCGCAACTCCGTTGTGCGGGCGTTCCTTGACGACTCGTCGGCCGACTGGTTGTGGTTCATCGACGCCGACATGGGGTTTGACCCGGAGACCGTCGACCGACTGCTCGCCGTAGCGCACCCGACCGACCGACCGATCGTCGGTGGGCTGTGCTTCGCTCAGAAGCACGACGGGTTCGGCGACTACGGGGCGCTGCGCTACCGGCTGACGCCGACGGTTTACCGCATGTACGAGACCGACGACGAGGTCGGGTTCGTGCCGGTGTTCGACTACCCACGCGATCAGGTGATCGAGGTCGACGCCACCGGCGCAGCGTGCCTCCTCGTCCACCGCACGGTGCTCGAGCAGCTGCGGGCGATCCATGGCGACAAGTGGTTCTCGCTGATCTCACTGCCGAAGGGCAAGAACGGCTTCACGGAGTTCGGTGAGGACATGTCGTTTTTCCTGCGGGCCAAGGCCGCCGGCTTCCCGGTCCACGTCGACACCGGAGTGCAGACCACCCACGACAAGGGCGGCGTGTTCTGCGACGAGGAGACCTACGACCTGCAGCGGGCGATGCTCGACCTGTTCCCGAAGGACCGGGAGATGAGCGCGTGATGGATCACGCCGCCTTGCGCGGTCAGATTGCCGGGCCGTTGTCGGTGGCTGAGTGTCAGACGCTCGCCAAGCTCGCAGCCTCAACCACAACCACTAGGGCGCTGGAGGTCGGCCACTACCTCGGCCTGTCGACCGCAGTCCTGCTCGACTCCCTGCCGCCCGGTTGCGAGCTCGTCACCATCGACCACCACCGAGGCGACGAGTGGTGCCCCGCCACTTCTGCTGACGAGTTCCTCGCCAACGTCGACCCGTTCATCTGGGACCGGTTGTTCGTTTTCGTCAACGACGACATGCGGGCAGCGTTGCCCACGGTTGGCGGCGGGTTCGGGTTCGTGTTCTACGACGCCGATCACACCGCCAGCGCCGTCGCTGCCTTCTGGGATCACGCCGCCGGGCTGCTCGCCGAGCGCTGCACGCTGGTGTTCGACGATGCCGACTGGGCGGAGCAGTCGACGCTGCGGGGCCTCGCCGAGGCCGACGGCTTCATGGTCGTCACGTCGGATCCGTTCTACCGAGGTGATGGCGACAAGCACGACCCGGAGACGTACACGCTCGAGGTGATGGAGCGTGGCTGACGTTCGGCTCGGTCCTGACGCTGCCCGCTACTGGCTCGCCGGTCAGGGCGTCCGTGTGGTCGCCCCGTTCAATCTCCGATGGCTGCTGCCGGCGGTGTGTCGCAACGATCCACGCCGCTGGCAAGCGGTGTGGCTGGTGTCGTGGCCGCTGTTGGCGTCTGGGGCCGTGTTCTGGGCGCGTGGAATGGGCGCCGACTGGTGGCCCGCACTGGCGGCCGCAGCGTTCCTGGTGGCTCTCCCGGGCATCTGGGGGCCGGTATCGGTTCGTCCGGTGGGTGTGGATCTGCCGGCGATGGCGCTGTCGATCTGGGCGGCCGGGTTCTGGGTGCATGGGTGGTGGGTCCCGGCGCTGGTCGTGCTGGCGTGGGCCACCTACGTGAAGGAGACGTCGCCGGTTTGGGTGGCGCTGTGGGCGTGGACGGCGTGGCCGCTCGTCGCGCTGGTCTTCCCGCTCGTCACATGGTTCGCGATTCGCCCCGAGGTTGACCCGGTCACCCGCGACAACCCGGTGCTGTTGCGGGTGCACGAGCATCCGATCCGTTCGTCGTTCGAGCATCACCGGGGGCAGTGGCGCAACGCCTGGTTCATGGTCGCCCCGTGGGGTGTGTGTCTCGCAGCGTTGTACCGGCCGTCGGTGCAGGTGGTCGTCGCGTTGGTGTTGGCGTACGGGCTGCTCGTCGTTGTCACTGACACGGTGCGGATCTACCAGGCGGTTGCGGGTCCGGTGGTGGCGTTGGCTGCCGCCGAGGTGATCCCGCCGCAGTGGTTGCTGTTGGCGGTCGTCGTCCACGTCGTGTGGTGGCGAGAGCCGATCGTCGGATGACGACCCTCGCGGTCGTCATCCCAACCACCGGCCGGGAAACGCTCGAGCGGGCCGTCCAGTCAGCGAAGGCGTGCGCCGATCAGGTCATCATCGTCGCCGACGGACGCCCCGACATCCCCGCCGACCTCCACGTCAACTGCGGGGCACCCGGCCTCGCCCGCAACGCTGCCGCCCCGCACATCTGGACCGACTGGGTCGGGTTCCTCGACGACGACGACGTACTCGTCCCCGACGTGTACCGGGCCGCGGTCGAGGTTCACGCCGAGACGGATCTGATCGTCCAACGCATGAAGCACCCGGACCTCGGTCTGGTGCCACGGCCGGGGACGGAGACACAGCTGATCCACGGCAACGTCGGCATCTCGTTCGCGATGCGGACGTCGCTGTTCCGTGAGCACCAGTTCATCGCCGGTCCGCCGCTCACGATGCGCGGTGAGGACTACGAGCTCGTCCGCCGAATGCTCGACCAGGGCCGCTACGTCGTCGTGTCCGGCGACGTCGGCTACGTCGTCAACCCCGAGGAGGTCCCCGCATGACGCTCGTCAACGCATACCTCACGGAGACCGAAGCGCTGGCCTACGTGAAGGCGGCGAACACGTCGTCGGAGTTCGTCGAGGACTGCGTCAACGCAGCGTCGCGCATGATCGACAACTACTGCTCCCGCGACTTCTTCCAGACCGGCACCGTCGGCACCCTGGTTGCCCGCACGTTCCCCGTCGAAGACGTGCAATGCCTCCGGTTCGGACCCCACAACGATCTGGTGTCCGTGTCGACGTTGAAGACCGACGCCGCCGGCGACGGCACGTTCGAGACGACGATCGCAGCGTCCGGCTACGAGCTGGGACCGCTCAACGCGGCGTCTCGCAACGAACCGTTCCTCGCGCTGCGGCTCCTGGCGGGCGCCACGTTCCCCACGACGACCACCGGCCGATCCGACCTGATCCAGGTCACCGGTGTCTGGGGTTGGCCCGCGGTCCCGCCACAGGTGAAGTCGGCGTGCAGGGTGCTGCTCGCTGAGCTCGTCAAGTTGCAGGACGCGCCGCTCGGGTTTGCGGGCGGCATGGAGATGGGCACCGCGTACGTCGGTTCGATGGCATGGCGGAAGGCGACGGCGTTGCTCGGACCGCTGCGGCATCCGGACGGGTTCGGCATCGCGTGAGCGCCACCATCGCCGAGATCCGTGACGGCCTGGTCGACGTGCTCGGCACCGGCACCCCCGACGTGGTGTCGGTCGAACGGCATCTCGTCGACACGATCACCGCGCCGGCGGTCGTCGTCGGATCGATCTTCCTTGACCCGGCGACCTTCGACGGGTCGTCCCGGTTCACCGCAGAGATCCACGCCGTGGCCTCGCGCGGCAGCGTCACCCAGCTGGACGTCATCGATGAGCTGATCGACCCGGCGAACAGCGAGTCGATCTGGGCGGTCATCGAAGCCAACCAGGACCTGGCGGGTGCCGTGTCGTCGATCGTTCCGATGTCGGCCGGCAACTACCGGGAGCTGCCACTCGACGCCGGCTACTACGCGGCGACGGTCCGATGCGAGGGGTACACCTGATGGGCACCTCACGTAGTGGCGCTGAGCTGGCCGGCAAGCTCGACAAGGCCGCGAAGCTCCTCGACCGGGACCTGCTGCCGACCGCCCAGGCGATCGGCTCAACCCTCGCCGCCACTGCCCTCGCGGGGGCCCGCGAGGCAACCGGCGGCGACCTCAAGTTCTCCGGTGCCCAACGCAACGGGCGCCGCAACCGTCCCATCGGAGTGACGACCCGCAAGGAGTCGGACTCGTCGGTGATGGTCAAGGCGACCGGCCCGATGCACTGGCTGGAGGCGGGCGTCGAGCCGCACCCGATCATCCCGGGCGCGTCGAAGAAGTCACGGGGACTGACCGGTGCGCTCCTCGACGGCGCCGAAGGCCCCGCGCTGCCCGCGTCGCAGGTTCGCGGCACGGCCCGCGGGAAGGCCAAGGGCAAGCTGATGATCTGGGACGGCGGTCGTGCCGCAGCGTTCAGCGTCAACCGGGGCGGCGGGTTCACCGAACGCAAGACGTGGTCGAAGGCGGTCGAGGTGACCGAACGGGCCGCACCCGCCATCGCCCGCCGCAAGATCGCAGCGAACCTGTTCGAGGTGTTCGGCTGATGCCGAGAGCACTCGTCGTCTGCCCAGGCCCCGAATTCTCCGTCGCCGACGTCTATCACGGGTGGATCAAGGGCCTGCAGCTGTGCGGCTACGACGTCATGCCCTACGACCTCGGCGACCGGCTCACGTGGGCACACCACACGTACCTGAAAGCGACGGACGGGACGTTCCACAAGGCGTTCCCTGAGCTCGAGGACGTCGCCGGGTTCGGCGTCTCTGGGATCGCGAAGGCCGCCTACTACTGGTGGCCCGAGCTGGTCGTGTTCATCTCCGGGTTCTACATCGACTACGAGCTCGTCAAGGTCATGCAGGCCCGCAACTGCAAGGTGGTCTGCGTCTTCACCGAGTCGCCGTACGAGGACACCCGCCAACTGGCGATCGCCGACACGTTCGATGCCGTCATGGTGAACGACCCGACGCAGCTCGACGCCTACAAGGAACGCACGACGGCGCTGTACTCGCCGCACTGCTACGACCCTGACGTCCACCATCCGGGCCCGTCGGACCACAAGTCCGACGTCGCGTTCGTCGGCACCGGGTACCCGTCCCGGCAGGCGTTCATGGAGCGGGTCGACTGGACCGGCATCGATCTGGCGCTGGCCGGGAATTGGGAACACGCGTCGGAAGCGTTGCAGGCGCACGTCATCCACGACGTCAAGAACTGCGTCGACAACACCGACACGGCGTCGATCTACCGCGGCACGAAGGCCAGCTTCTCGCTCAACCGGGCCGAGACGAACGGCGACCTGATGGACACCGCTGACGGCTGGGCGATCGGCCCCCGCGAAGTCGAGTTGGCGGCGTGCGGTACGTGGTTCCCACGTCAGTCCCGAGGTGAGTCCGACGAGCTGTTCGGCGACATCCTCCCGACGTTCTCGTCGCCCGAGGAACTGGGCGACCTCCTCCGGTGGGGTCTCGCCCACCCGGACGAGACGACGTCTGCCGCCGAGGCGGCCCGAGCGGCGATCGCGGATCGCACGTTCGACAAGAACGCCCGAGAGCTCATCCGAGCTGTCGGGTTGTAACCCCCCCAACCCCCAACCTCATAGGAGGCCCTTGTGGCTACCCCCATCGCTGGCCGTCAGGGCCGGCTGTACGCAGACAACAGCGTCGACGGCACCGGCGCAGCAGTGCCGATGCTCAACCTCAACTCGTGGTCGCTGAACCGCACCACCGACAAGATCGACGTGACCAGCTTCGGCGACACGTCGAAGGCGTACGTCGTGTCGCTCCCCGACGCGCAGGGCGACTTGGCCGGCTTCTGGGACACCGACGGCGGCCAGTACAAGCTGTCCGCCGCGATCGACGGTGGTCGCAAGTTCTACCTGTACCCGACCACCGCGACGACCACAAAGTACTGGTTCGGCAAGGCGCACTTCGACATCTCGGTCAACTCGACCGTGTCGGGTGCCATCGAGGTGTCGGGCGCGTGGGCCATCGCTGCGTCGCTGCTCGACAACGGCATCACCGCCTGATGCCGTTCGCCGTGAACACGCCCGGAGGGCAGGTCCGACTCATGGACCTGCCCTTCACGGCGTTCGAGGTCATCGAGGAAGAGACCGGGCTCGACTGGTCCGATGTGGTGCTGGCCCCGGCCCGCACCGCGAAGGCCGCCCGGGTTGTCTACCGGGTGGCGTGTGAGTCGAACGGGTCGACGCCGGTCGACAACTTGGCGCCCGCCATGTTGGTCCGTGAGGACTCGCCGATCTTCGAGTTGGTCTCTGACGACCAGCCGATCGCACATGACCCGAACACGGGCCTCCCAAATTCGGAGGGCGCACCGGAGACGAGTGGGTCGTCTGGTGCGCCTGGCGATTCGGATGGCCCCCAGACGTGACCCTCGCTCAGTCGCCGCGGAACCTGCGGCTGCTGAACGATGCAGATCAGATGCGACCCCGGAAGTGAGGTGACGCGCCATGGCCCTGCTTGAGCGCCTGCAGATCCTCATCGACGCCGACGGCAAGGGCGCGGTCCGAGAGTTCCAGAGGGTCGGCACCACCGCCGATCGGGAACTGTCGCGCGTCGAGGATCGCACGCAGAAGATGTCGGCAGGGCTGACGACCTTCGGCGCCGGCGCCGTCACGGCATCCGCCGTGGCGGCAGTCGGGCTCGGCAAGTTGGCGATGACGGCCTCGGACTACGGCGAAGCCATCTCGGCCTCGTCGGTGATCTTCGAGAAGGAAGCCGTCCCCGCGCTCGAGGCGTACGGGGAGGCGGCGGCCGAAGCATCCGGTCTGTCCAAGACCGCCGCGGTGGACGGGGCGAACCAGTTCGGCACCTTCGGCAAGGCGGCGGGTCTGGCCGGCGACGATCTCGTCGAGTTCTCCACCGACCTGACGTCGCTGGCTGGCGATCTGGCGTCGTTCAAGAACACGACACCCGAGGAGGCGATCGGCGCCCTCGGCTCCGCACTGCGCGGTGAAGCGGAACCGCTCCGAAAGTACGGCGTGCTGCTGGACGACGCCACGCTCAAGGCCGAGGCGATGGAGCTCGGCATCTACTCGGGCAACGGTGCGCTCACCACGCAGCAGAAGATCCTCGCTGCGAACGAGGCCATCTTCAAGCAGACGTCGGACGCCCAAGGCGACTTCGCTCGCACGTCGGACTCGCTGGCGAACCGGCAACGGATTCTGAGCGCCGAGTTCGACAACCTCAAGATCAAGATCGGCGAGGGCCTGATCCCGCTGTTTGAGACGGTGTCGGGTGTCGCGACCGGGGCGTTCGATGCGTTCGGCAAGCTGCCCGAGGGGGCGCAGGCCGGCATCGGCTCGCTCGCCGGCTACGCCGCCGCCGCCACTGGCGTCGTCGGTGCGCTCTCGCTGGTTGCCGGCCAGGCGATCAAGGCGAGAGACAACTTCACGACCCTCGGAGCCGACGGAACCCGGTCGCTGAACAACGTGGGTAAGGCGGCGGTCGGCGTTGGGTCGATCCTCGCAACGCTCGCCGTCACCGACATCGTGTTCAACTTCGTCAACGATGGCACTGGCGTTGTCGATGACGCCAAGAGGGCAGTCGACGAGCTCACCATCGCCCGGGACAAGCTCAACGAGGAGGGTGTCCTAGATGCCTTCGGCGACACGGTCGCCGCTGAGCAGAACACGCTCCGGTTCCAGAACTTGTGGCAGGAGTTCGGTGCGGAGATCGAGATCGTCGGCACTGGCATCAAGGCTGACGTCGAGCAGACGCAGCGAGCATTCGACTCGCTCGACCCCAAGAACCAGGAGGCGGCGCTCGCTGCGTTGAAGGCTGCAACCAGCGAGCTGGATCCGAACTCCGATCAGTACAAGACCAATACCGAGTTCATCAAGACGAACGAGAAGGCGCTGGAGAAGCACGCCGAGGCGTCGAAGGTCACCGCCGAGGAAACCGGCGAGGTGGCCGACGCCACCGCCGACGCCACCCTCAAGATCAAGGACTACGGCACCGCCCTCGACTTCGTGAAGGCCAGCCAGGACATCACGGCGGCGGGCGCCTCCGGGTTCGCTGACGCCATCAAGGCCAGTTCCGGCGGTCTGAACGACAACCTCGACGCCGCCCAAGGTGTCGGCTCGGCGTTCAAGGAGCTCGGAACGATCGTCGGGCAGCTGCCCGCCCAGTACGACCTGGGCGCAG